TAATTCGTTCCTTGATTTGTTATGTCAAAATGATCTAATTTATATAAACCAGTTGGATCTTCATCTCCCCAGCTATAACTATCTAACGTAGGAGCTCCAATTCCGGGGACAATTACTCCATCATATAGATGATAACCAAATGGCGGTTTTTCATTTACATTACCGACAAGTATTCCACTCCTATTTATTTGCCCAACTACAAAAGAAGATAAATGAGCTACTGCAGCTGCATTGGTTCCGCCACCACCCACGAGAGTAGTAGTCGGTGCAGTTCTGTACGGAACTTTATTCTCTATTATTTCAATACCTGTTATTTGTGTTGGCGTAAGATAAGCTGTTGCCGCAGCATTTTGACCACCGCCCCCAGCGATTGAAACTGTAGGCGCAGCAGTATAACCATTTCCAGAGTGCGTCAGTTCAATTCCATGAACAACTGAAGTCGTGCTCAACACGGCTGTTCCAGCAGCATTGCTGCCGCCAGACACAGAAGTGAAAGAAACAGTGGGAACAGAAGTAAATCCAGTCCCTTCATTTAAAACGTTTACTCCAGTCAAAGAAAAGCCGGCGAAAAGAGCTTTACCTTTTGCATCTTGCCCCTCTTGTCCAGAGGTGACTTGAAATAATACAACTGGGTCTTCAGTATATCCCGCTCCTCCAGAAACCATATCTAAAGTGACTATCCTATCTAAAGCTTGACCATCTAAAGAAAGAAATGGCGGATAGCTATCAGGAAATTTCTTGGAGAAAAACGCTACATCATCCCAATTAATCCCATCGTCAGAACCCTGAATAACGCCGTCTCCGACTTTATGAAAATTGTCTGCATTTGTAGCGAAATCTATTTTAGTAATTCTCTTTGATTCGTCAAATTTGTATCCCACATATCCCCCGGGATTAAAAGACATATAATTATCAATCCCTTTATCTCCATCATAAGCTTTGTTAACCGTACCTTCAATTAAAGTGCTTGAAAACCTCTTTTCTGATGCGTCGTCTATACTTGTAGATTCACTTGAATATGATTGATAATTTGGATGACTAATTGTTACATTTACGGTCGGAGTTTTATCAATATCCTCATCATTTAATTTTACGACTAATTTTGCATCTGAGGTAAATCTTGCAGGGTTTACAGCGCCCGTTTCTATCGGAGTATTAGAACCCTTACTTGCTAACAATCCAATTTTATTAATTCCACTTAATTGTTGTTGCGTATAACTCTTCGATACTAAATTGCTAGCTGCTTGTGTAGCTTTATTTTGAGAAATTGCTCTTATAGTTGTATCAGAATTAACTTCTATAAATCCTGTATAAAGTATAGATGGATCTAAAGCTCCAGTGTTATAGTAAATATTTTCATCAGGCTCTAAACCATAAGCTAGACTGTAATTATCGCCAGCGGTAACTAATGCCGTATTAGATAAAAGATTCGTTATATTTGTTTGATTATTTTGATTACTGCCCCAAGCAAAGACGGTTCCTTTATCTGACAAGGCTAAACCATGACTGAATCCAGCGCTAATATCAACAATGAACGCTGCAGTTCCATCAATTTCATTTAAAGACATTCCCTGCGTGGGAGGAACTTGATTGTGACCATTATCTCCCCAGCCATAAACTTTTCCATCTATGCCTAAAACTAAAGTGTGATTACCGCCACAAGAAATTTTTACTAAATCGGGCGTACCTTGCCCTAAGGTCGAAGGTACAGTAGATTGATTTATATCATTAGCGCCCCAACAAATAGCTTTACCTACGGGCATGGATTTATTTTCTACAGACCACTTATTTCCAGATCTAACTAGGGTTTTCCCTGTTTTCGTACCATAGCCAACTAGCGCTGCGCTATGATTTTCTCCAGCGGAAATTTCGATTACATCATTTAAGTTCAGAGGTTGATTTAGTTGACCATCGGTGTTTTCCCCCCAGCCAACTACTGTTCGATCTGACCTTAGAGCTAGACTATGTTCTCCCCCAGCCGCTACCCTAATAGCCTTTAATGCGCTAGGCACAGTCGTTTGTCCTTGCGAGTTATCGCCCCAAGCAATGACGTCATTTCCCGTAGTCAGAGCTAGATTATGAGTGTCTCCTGCGTCTATATAAGTAATTGTGCCACTAGTCGTTAATCTATTGTCTGATAAAGTAATTTGATTTTGAGAATTATCTCCCCAAGCAACTACGGTTCCACTAGTCGTGAGAGCAAGTGTGTGGTTTTGGCCAGCGCTTATAGATGTAAAATCATTTTTAGTAGAAGGTTTATTATTTTGAACTAAAACGTCCGTTCCCCAGAAAGAAACTTTTCTATCTACGTTATCTCCACTATGAGTAGTAAGAAGCACCTTACTCGGCCAAGGTATTTTGGTAGATTCTGGAGAAAAATAAACAGCTTTACCAATCGAATCTCTAATTCCGTCATAAGGGCCGCCATAATCTAAATTAGAATCATGATTAAATATTGCAGTGGTGATTTGGCTATCTAAAGAACCATCTTTAACAGCAATAGCTTTTCCTGTAACATTAGAATTTCCCCCAAAGCTTAAAACAAATGCGTTAGTGTATTGAGAAGAGGCTGTATTAGCCCCTCCAGACGGAGTTGTTCCATCTAGGGTGTAATATCCCGTAGCGCCATCTTCTATGTTTAAAGATATTAATTGATTTTCAGGTACGCTTCCCGATGGAGAGCCAAAAATTGGATCAGCTACTGATTGTAAAACATAATCAGCAGAAAATATATCAGAATCTGCATAATCATTTCTATAACCATAAGACTTAAATGTTAAAGAGGGATTAGTGGTTCCAGTTAATGACAAACTTAACGAAGAAGAAGCTAAAGTAGAGGCTCCCACTCCGGTGGGAGAAGTTCCATCTGTAGTGTATTTATATGTTACTCCTGCCTCTTGATTAGTTAGATCTACAGTAAATTGTGAAGCCGTAGGGCCCGAACCGGGATTAAAGACGGGGGTAGATACTTTAAGAAATTTCTTTAAATCTTTATCTATTTTACCGGCTCTTTTATGATCATTAGAAACAGATTTACCCGAGGTAGCATCTTTTTTATCCGCAGTATTATTGATCGGACCTACTACCCTAGCTTTCCCGCTTCTACCGGTATTAACATTTTTTGACATGTTATATCTTAATGACTGATTCTATTTACGTAACCGTATAAGGTAATTTTATCTGCTATTTCTGCATAAGCATTAACGTCTAAGCCGAATTGAACAGGTAAACCGGGACAGACTAAAAATAGCCCCTTCTTAGATTCAATAGCCATCGTTGTTTTAGTTGGGTTGGTTGACCCAAACTCAACTGTTAAATTGACAGGCTGAGAATCTGTATGGTCACTATAAGCCCATAACCATAATTCATCAAAATCTGTAGCGCTAGATGTAGCTGTGTGCACAAGATTTGGCGATGAAGACGACGTGCTTGAAACCGTTATACCTTTACCGTATGTGGAACCAGTTAATTTTTGTTTACTATAAGTTGCCATTTAATTTCCTTTAACTAAATATTTGGACGTATAAAATATCAGATGACCCTTGAGGACCTGTCGCGCCCGTTACTCCTTGAGACCCAGTTGGACCGGGAACTGTAGATGCCGCTCCCGTAGGTCCAGTATCCCCAGTATAACCTCTAATGCCTTGCGAACCCGTTGGACCAATTGGTCCTTGTTTTCCGACTGCGCCATCAAGGTTTACTTTATGATCATTCCAAGAATCATATGGAGTAGTTCTTGCGTGATCTTGCACTTCTACAGACATAAGACCTGTAGTTTTATTGTATACCAAAACTGGTCCAGAGAACCAATTTAGAGAATCGTGAGCTACTTTAACTTTTTGGCCTATTGTATAAGCTAAGCCGGTCCCCACCGTGAATTGTTGATTAACGGTATTTCCTCCCGTGCCGGGTACTGGAATTGGAAAGGCGGTTGTAGAACTAGCGTCAATCTCTGTGGCATACAAGTCTCCCGCCGCGCCTGTTACGCCGACGCTTCCTGTTGGGCCAGTCGGGCCCTGCTTGCCCACAGCGCCATCTAAATTTACATCCCAACTATTAAAAGTATTTCCAGCTAAAGTGGAACCGTCTACTCCGTTAACCCTTCTAGTAAGACACTCGATTGTTAAATTGCTAGATGCTATAGAAGTTATTTCTCCAGTAAATAAATTATCCGTATCCGCACTAACAATAGTTTTCTGCCCAAGGGTATATGCCAAATTGCTTTCCACCAAAGCTATAACTACAGAGCTATTAACTTGAGGTATAGTCGTCGAAGATGCGGATGTCCCCTTATATAAATCTCCGGGAGCGCCAGTAGGTCCAGCTACTGTAGATGCTGCACCTGTTGAGCCTGTAGCTCCAGCGGGGCCAGTTGCTCCTACAGTACCGGTAGGTCCTGCTACGCCAGTAATTCCTGTCGGACCAGTATCTCCCGGTAAACCAATCGCTCCATCTAAAGAAATAGACCAATTAGATCCTGTGGCTCCAGTTACACCTACAATTTCACTAGCCGAAGAGCTAGCTCTAACAGTTAAATTTCCAGAATTATAAGAAATTACATTGCCCTTAATATAATCTACAAGATTAAGAGTGGTGGTATTTGTATTTGCAATAATAACTTTCTGTTCTCTAGAGTATGCATATCCACTACCAATATTTATTGTGGGCATTTGCTGATTAGGAACGGGCACGCTGATTGAACCAGTAAATCCAACGGTATATACATCACCAGTAGGTCCTAATGGGCCAGTAGGTCCTATTACTGTTGATGCGGGTCCGGTCACACCAGTAGCGCCAGCGGGGCCTTGCGGTCCAGTTGGGCCTGCTGCTCCAGTAGGTCCTGTGCCTTGCGGGCCTATTGGCCCAGTAACGCCGGCGGGTCCCTGCGGTCCTGTCGCACCAACTCCGGGGCCAGTTGGCCCGGCTGCCCCTGTTGGTCCTGTCGGCCCAACATATCCTTGTTTTACATAATGTGACATAATTTTATCCTAATCCATCTAATTTTGTATAAGTTGTTACTGCATTAACAATGCTGTTGCTATGGACTGCTCCGGCAGTTTTAGCTACTATTTTTTCTTCATTACCCAACACGATGCGTTGGTGCATGCTATATGTTTCCTCTGGCGGGAGATATAAATTTTTCAATAACAAGTTGTGACCACCAGCGTTGTCGCCACTAGTAACAGCATGTAAGTCTATAAATTCACCTGAAGTATCATGAGAATTACAGAAAGTAATCCCCATAACAATATGCTTAACGCCTTCAGATTGTAAAAGCGTTGTATAATCTCCTGTGCTTATATAAGTTCCACTAATCATTTTATTTTACCTATCTATTCTGTTGCAAAAACCATGCTTAATTCTAAAAATTTTCCTATATTTGTTGAACTTCTTGGTCCAGTGGCCCCAGTAGCTCCCGCTTCTCCTGTTGCTCCAGTTGGGCCCGTGTCTCCCCAAGCGGGTCCAGTGGGCCCCATAGGGCCTATAGCGCCTGTTTCTCCTCTTATGCCTCCAGCGTCAGCAACAGTTATAACTCCGATAAATGATGATTGAGTAGAACAAACGTATTGTAAAGTATTTGGTGAAGAATAAGGAACAGAAAAGCTAACTCTTTCACTTCCATTATTATAAACTCCACTAGAAGAAGACAAATCATTTCCGCTATTGTCTTTTAAAAACATCGGATGAGTAATCGATGTAGTTGAATCGATAAACTCAAATACATAAGTCATGCCTCTGACAAGCGTAACATTCGGATTAGTTCCGCTAACTCCTTCAAAAGTGTATCCAGTCGTTCCATCTATGCCGACTTTAAATGTAACTCCTCCAACATTACCTTGCGGACCAGTAGGTCCCGCCGCTCCTTGCCTACCTTGCGCTTTAGCTAAGTTAACTGTCCAGAAGCTATAAGTTCCTGTTCCCGTCGAATAAACGGAAGTGGCGAACATAATTCCTGTAAATCTATCATAACTATCTACAATAGCTGAAAAGTATTTAGAGCTATCATAAGCTATAATAACTTCTTGACCGGCGCTGTAAGCTAAGTATTGCTCTACGGTTAGTTGAATTTGAGTAGGATTAAGAGGAATAGCTACCGATGTATAAGAGGTACTTCTATACCTATCTCCCGGATCACCTCCGATACCCGTTACACCGGTAGGTCCTGTGGACCCCGTGTCACCAGTGACACCTCTAGGGCCTTGTTCGCCTTGTGGGCCAGTTACTCCGGGAGTTTCTGGTCCAGTTGGACCCATCTCTCCTGTTGCGCCAGTGACACCTTGCGGTCCAGTGGGTCCTCCAAATTGACTTAAGCCTGCAGGACCAGTGGGACCCTGAGTACCTTGCGGTCCAGTAGGTCCACCATATTGAGTTGCGCCTTGAGGTCCTGTTACGCCAGTAGGTCCGGTAGGCCCGGCTGATCCAGTGCTACCAGCAGGACCAGTAGTGCCCTGAATGCCTTGAGGTCCGGTTTCGCCAGTGACGCCTTGGGTACCAGTGGTGCCAGTAGGACCCATCGGTGAAGTCGACAAAATAAAATTTGCCAATTCCGATTGATCTAATTGCTTTAGTCTAATTAGATTTTTGCCAGCCATCCTTAATCCTTGTAATCATGGAATATTACACTAATTATCCCAGCATCCTCGGGGTAAAAGTAAAATACTGAGCTTCTTCTGCGTTTTGCATGTCCAAATAGCACTTTAAAGCCCAATTCGCTAACATTAAAGTTGTGTAATTGTCCTTACGTGCTCTTGTAGCGTTCGTAGAGCGCTTTAAGTGTTGGGGCAGGTCGAATGTCTGAGTACCTTTTGCTGTGCTCTTAACTTCAACTAAAGCGCATTGTCTTTTAGTTTGATATATTAAATTGTCCTGTTCTTCTATCAGTTCTAGTAATGAAGGATAGCCTGTAAAAGTACTTTTAATTTTTTGATTAACGCTTTGATCAAATGCGGGTCCATTGGCCGCCGTCTTTGAAGCGAACCATATCTTCTTGTGATCTATGCAGGCTTGTAAATGTTCATTTGCCTTTCTTATAAAAGATGAACTAAAATTTTGTTTAAATACTACTTTACCTTCTTGTTTATTATGTCCTAGTTTTAATTTCTTTATTTCTGAATCGTAATCTAAACCCTCTTTATCGCTATTAAACTCGATAAACTTTAAATTAATCTTATCATTTTGGAACCACTTTGTTTCATTGCAACTGTCAATAAATTGAAAACCTGCATTATCAATACATATCATATCAAAATCAAAAGCGTCTTGTAGATAATACAAATATTTAATATGTTCTTTAAGGTCGCCACCGGCCACAGCGTAACTATGCACTAAAGATCCATGACCCCTTTCTTCATCTATTTCTAATACGGACATAGCAAAAAAGTCAGAACTAGGGCTATTAGAAAATGAAGGGTCAATGCCAAGTATATACTTCTTATCCTTTGCGCCTTTAATTAGCGTATGCGGAGCTTCTCCGTCAGGTATAGTGCATTCATGCATTTTCTTCGCGCTAAAATATGAATCAGAACCATCTGTGAATTGAGCACAATACTCTCTCAAAAATGAACTATGACTTTGACCGCCATTCTGCGCTTCCTCAATAATGGTTGTATCAATCATGTGTTCAGGAAGTGCTTCATAACCCATCTGAGAAATAAAGTAACTAGCCTCTGACTGATCTGAAGAGTAAATATTATCAACCCATTCCTTATATTGTTTATATAAATTCTCAAAAGTATAAGAAGCAGAAGAAAGAGCTATCATTTTAGATTCATTTTTAAACACCATTCTCTCCTCTTCTTTCATCCTACCCGTTTCTATAAGCTTATCTTCTAATTCTCTAACTTCAATACGTTCTTTCATATTTTGTGGAGCAACCAAGAACGGCATTAGAACAGTTTTAATTGTCTCTTCGGGCAGCAGTAGATACTCGTCTAGTAGTAGAATGTTTGCGCGGAAACCACGAATTTTCTCACCACTTAACGGAATAGCCGTAATTGTTCCGCCATTAATTTTCCATTCATATTGATCATTACGTTTTGATTTAGCGCCGAAAGCTTGCATTAGAAGCTCGGCCCCTTTAGTCTCCACCATCTTCTCTATGTTATTAAAAATAAAACGCGCAGTACGAAACGTCGGGCCAGCAATCAGTATTTTTGAACCGGGGTTAAATATACAATATAAGAATGAAAACACACTAGCAATAAATGTTTTACCACAACCACGACCCCATACGCACATGCTGAAGTTACGCTCCATCATTCCTCGGAGAGTAATTTCTTGAAAAGGCGCTAATTTAATACCAGATATTAATTCAGTAGTTAAACCTAAATTGTGATGAAGAAATTGCGCGAGAGTTATCTTGGCTTCTTTAGTATCCAATTCACCCTTTAAGTTATTTAGGAAATCTTGATTTAAATCCTTAACTTCGTCTAGTTTATATTTATCTGGAGCGTACCACATTATAATAACTTCATATCATATGCTAATTGTAAATCTATTTCTTTATGCATTCCTCCGCATACAAAAATGCGCTGTATTAGACGAGAGGCTTCCGGTCTACCTTTAACAAATAAAAATTGTATACTGGGATATGCCTGTATAAGCTGTCTCACATTATGGAATACAAATTCCGGGGTTGCCTTTATTTTTTTAGATACATGAGGTAAATAATTGAAAGACATACAATTACTTAAAGTATCTTCTACTAATATTATTAAATAAGCATCCTTTTCTATAGATCTTTCTATCTCTTTTTTAAATCTTTCAAATCCTCCACTCATAGTACCAATAAAATCGCTTATAGATTTTCTTTCGATATATGTATTACTTGAAACTTTGGCATCGCTAAAAGCATAATCTCCAAAATTTAGGGTTTTTACCTCTATTGGTATTTTAAATTTAAGCGGTTTTTGCTCTCTCGTATCAACATATATAGCTTCATTTTCTACATCTTTCGTACGTTTTATTAATCCTTCTGTGGGTATAGATTTAAATCTGTTTATAAGGCCCTTGTCGCTACAATATTTATAATATCCATCCAATATATTATCTAGAAATAGGGTGGGGGGCGACATAATTGTTCTTAACTCTACTTCGGTAGGCGCATACTTTAAATCTCTGGTCTCTATCCTATTCGTTAAGAAGTCATCGCAATATTTTTTAGTTATATGTTCAGGCTGTTCTTTTATCCACTTCTTCAAATTAGTTTTAGTATTAAAGTCTGCCTCAAAGTAAAATTGTTTAGATTTAAATTTTATTATTTTTTTATCATATAGATCATAACGAGGGAAATACTTTTGGTAGTATTCGACCATCCTCAATTTGTGAGCTCTCAAATGTTTATGTAAAGAACTGTCTGATTCGAATTCTTTACCGCATACTTTACACGTTATCATAATTCATCTTGGGTTAAGCCTAATATTCTAGCTTTTACTTCGTCTAGAGTCCCTAGCCTTTCTGCCTCTTCCTGAACTGCCTGTTTCCTTAATTCAGCCAATTTAATCATTTTATTTCTAGATTCTTCCTCTTTCCACATTTCTACTAAATTCAAAATACTAGCATTTTCTTGAATTTGTTTTTTTAGTTTATCGCTACGTTTTTCTTTAAGATCGCTTAAAAGCTTTTGTTGTCTCGTGACAGATTGATTATATTCTGTTTGCGCTGTATTAATTGATTCTACTAGGGCCATAGAAATTCTTCGGCCATCTGTATCATCAGCTACGTCGTCGAGCATACCCCTTAATCTTTCGACCCTATCTTGAATATTAGAAGCAATTACTACTTCTGTTGATAAAAGTATAAATTGATCAACTTCTTCTTGGGATAAGTCTGGTTTGTCATGCACATATCTAATAAATGTAGACTCTAATAAATCTCTATCTCTTTGAGAACTATATCTCCCAATTTGATGAATAAATCTATAAGTGGAAATATATCCTAAAGCAGCAGTCGTTTCTTTTTTTTGTAAATTGGTAATCTTATCTTTATCTATTTGCTCAGCTATATACTTGTTAATTCTACTCAACATTAAATTGAAAGTCGTCGGAACCTTATATTCCTGAGAAACTTCTTCTGGCTCTGCATCATTATCAATATTGTTCTTAATATATTCTGTAACTACTCTCGTTTCTTGATTTAGTGGACCTAAGTCGTCATTATCAAAGATGACTTTAGCAATTTGTAGGGAAGCCATGTCTGGATAGTGATTCTGAATGAACTCTATTTGATCAGAATTGAGCTCTAAGGCGTCTTTGTGCTGATATTCGTGTGCACCCCTTGCCTTGATGTTAACAGTGCTTAGAAAGGCTTTTACGGCCCTTCCTTCTTTGCTTCGGCCATCCACATTTTGATCGGGAAATGCAATTTTAATTAATTCTAGAAGAGCGGGAGGACTATTTGCGTTTTTATTCCATGCTTCTAAAATATTATTCTTTTGTTCTTCTGTTAATTCAATCATTGCGGTATATCTATTTCTCCATCATGTATTATTTTTTTAGCTAAATTGATAATTTTCTTTTTAATCTGCTTTATTTGCTTATATCCCGGACTCCTATTTTTTTCTGATGTAGAATATCCCATTAATTTTGCTACTTCGTCTTCATTTTTATTCTCAATATATAAATAACTATATACTCTCCACTCTACAGGCTTTAAAAGCTTTTCCATATTCTCATGTAAAGATTTAGCAACATGCTCAATATCTATAGTTTGGTCGAACCTATTGTATATTTCCTTGGAATGGTGATCGAGAGGTAAAGGCAGTTTGGTATCATAAGCTCTCTTTTTTCCTTTTTCCCATTGCGCGTATAAAGGGCAGTCATTACATTGTTTTTCGTATATATTGCAGAGGTCTTCGCCTTCAGCGGCTGCGCATTTAAGGCAGGGTCGAGAATAGTTCCCGTAGTTGTTCCTGATAATATTTTTTATTTGATTGGAAATAATACGATTAATCCATGGAATTAAAGGCTTGGAAGAATCGTATAAATTCCACTTTTTGTAAATGTGTATCCTGATGATCTGAGAAACATCATCAAAATCAATCCAAGTAATCGCAGTGAGATTCCACTTGCCTTTTCTTTTTCTGATTTCATTATCGATGAGGTCTATATGATCTTCGAATAATGGTTTCTTTTTTCTACCCATTTAATCACTTCTTTTTAAAGAACTTGCTTCTTTCATGAAGCTGTTTATAAGCTCCTCACTAGATTGACCATCTACAGTACGTGGAGGCTCTGAAAAGCCATTCTGAGAAGTACCCGCAAGGTTCTCCATTTTAATAGCTTGAACTTCTTGAACATTAATATCTACTTGTAATTTATTAATATTAGGCACTTCTGTGATTTCGTCTTGATCATTGTCTAGCGCCGCTGAGCTAGGTTGTTGAGGGACTTGGTTTACATTAGCAGCAGAAACGCCTCCTGCGAAAGGCGTACCACAATTAAAACAAAAATTAGGCTTGTTAAGAGCGGTATACTCGGTGGGCTTACCACAATTTTGACAATATATCTTCATACACTTAATTATAGACGTAAATACCAACAAAATAAAATAATTTTCTTTACATGGAGTAGTGTTTAATGAACGTGTAATATATAGTAACAGATCGTTCTTAGACCGAAACTATATCAGGTTATGATCGATCCTTAAAGGTGAATATGCGGTAAAGCACGAACAACTGTTATAATGAGATGCCGAGTAGAGTAAGAAAAAAGAGAGATAACTTTAAATTTAAAAATTGCCAAGGACATGAATTTGAAGTCCTATTAAGGAAACCAAATAGTGCTCATTATGGTGAAGCAGATGGTATTTGCTACGACCCCAACCAAAAAGATCCAAAAATCTATATAAGCCCCTATTTAACTGAAAAAAGCTCATTAAATACGGCTATTCATGAATTTGCCCATGCCTTCTTTTGGGATAAAACAGAAAAAGAGGTATATTCATTCGCCAACACCCTTACAAAATTTTTATTCACTTATAGAAAGTGGAGGAGACTCAGAAATGCAAGAAAACCAAAAGCAAAAGCTAAAAGAAGATCTAAATGAAATAGGAAAATTGTCTTTAAATATTATATCTAAATGCAAACATGACCGTCCATCAGATCATCTTAACTTAGATATGTTCGATCAAGCGGTGAAAATTAACAAATTAGCTCAAAATCTATATAAATTATTAAATTAATTATCTTTTTTACTTTTCCAACACTTATTATTCTCTTTGAAATGATTGACCCTCCATTTTAACCATTCCTCAAAAGTTAAATGATTAATTTTAGCGCCGATTTTACTTTTTTTTGCTCTTTTTCGCACTTTCCTTTGATTTTAGCTTTGTAGATATAAACTTAACTAATTCTGATCTCATAATATCTTCTTCTGTAAATTCAAATCTATGTATGCCCATTGCAATACTCTCATCATCTGAAAATGTTTTGTATAGGTTTTGAAAGCCACCTTGAGAGCTCTCGCTTCGCAGGTCTGTTTGCATGGGGTCAGCGAGTATGAAGCATCTGCTTCCTTCACCAAGGCGTGTTAAAACGGTTATAATCTCCTTCTGAGTGCTGTTTTGAGCTTCATCAAGGATAACACACTTGCCGGTCCAATTCATGCCTCTAGCGAAGTTTACGGGGAACATTGATATCCTATCTTGGTCCGCTAGTTTGCTGGAGTTTGTTCCTATTAATAATTCATCTAATTTATCTAAAAATGGTAAATTATAGAATCTTAATTTTTCATTTGCATCTCCGGGTAAATATCCTAAACTCTTATCAGAACTTTCTACCGCCGAACGCAAGTACATGATACTATTTGTCGCTTTCATGTTCATTAATTGAAGCGCGCAGTAGGTTGATAGAAGAGTTTTAGCCGTTCCGGCTGGTCCTTGCACAAAAACTATCTTTGTATTGTAATTTAATGCGACTTTAAAAAATTCTTTTTGATTTTCTGTCCAAGGAAGTTGATTTAATTTAATTTGTTTTTTAATGGGGTTTTCAACCACGAATTTATTTTCCATTTCGTTACTAATCTCCTCAGCGAGCTTTCTCCCGCCCCTGATCTTAACTTTTTTGGCAGTAGCCATGTTAATATAGATTACACCCTGTTAGACGTGTTACGTATGTATTTTATATGCATTATTATATTTATATTTATATATTTAGTTATTTCGGGGTGAGAGAAATTAGGTACCCCCCGCAAGAACCGTGCCATATCAAAAAATAAAAATTTCAAAAATAGGGGGGGGTGTTTTGTTCCCCCTGACTCTAAAACTTGAAGAATTTTTTAATGCTTGTCAAGATTTTCTCAAAACGGGTTGGCTCGGCAAAATATTTTTGCTTTAAGTCCTCAACTTTGCCCTCTGCCTTGAGTTTTTGGTATTCCAGCATCTCACGGTGCGTTTTTAGAGCTTGTGCGCGGTTCTGTCCTCTATATGTCGTTCTCATGGTGTTAATATAGCACTTTTTAATGTCGTTGTCAAGGGTTAAACGAAGAAAATTTGATGAATCAACACAAATCCGAGCGCAAGTGATGCGCCAACACAGGCGGAGATGAAAAGCTCCATGTAAAAGATTTGTTTTTTGATGCGATTGTTGTCCGCAGGTAGGTTTAGCTCGCGCTGTTGTTGGTTGTAGCTCGTCCAGTTCATTTTGTTTGTCTTGTTCTCGTTCATCTTGGTAATACTATACCACAAAATCAGAAAATGTCAACCCTAAAAGTGAAAAAAGTTATTCACAGGCGGGCCCGGCCCCGCGGTGGTGACTTGTCAAGTCTTTTTTTGCTAGGAAAAGCGTTTTCGTTTTATCTTAACTTGTAAAACTTATGCTCTCCAATAATAGCCACGGGTTTGCTGGTGCGTGTCCAATAGTTGTGTGTGCTTAATGTGCAATAGTGATCAGCGTTCTTTGTAAAACTTAAGTCAACACGATTAATGTTTAGTGCAAGCATCTTCGCATAACGTGAAAGCTCACTGTTCGTCTTTAGGATAGCGCGAACATTAGCTCTATTCTGATCATCCCATTTCACACGGCTACGCTTTGTCCAATAATCGAATTGGCTAGGCTCAAGGCAAACCTTTGTTGCCGTGTTGGGGTAGCTCTTTAATTCTATGCGACGTTTGATAACACAGGCCACTGCATACATACCGGCCTTGCCCTCTCCCCTAGCTTCACCAAGGATGGTCTGTGCAACGATGTCTTGCTCATACGTTAGCTCCTGTGCTTGTAGAGAGAAAGCAGCGCACAGTATAAGTATAATAATAATCTTCATATCAATGAATGTTTTATCTAAACGTATGGCTATGCTACGATTGTTGTTACGTTTAATGTTCATACAAGCTCCTTGGTAGCTGTTGGCTTCTCACCATTACGAATGAGGTTGACATCGAATGCGAATGCGCTCAATAGCTTGCCCTTGTCTGCGCCTCTGTTGGATGCGATGATGGCCCACGTAAGGATAGCATCAATATGCTATGATTCTTGTTTTGTCATAAGATGCGCCTCCTATACGTTAGGGATGTAGATGACCTCTGGTGGCTTGGGTAGCTCAATGGGCTTGCCATCATATGCATCACGTGATGTGACACGATTGTATGTCTCGCTATCCTCAAGGAAGTCTTGCACTTCATCAAGATCTGCATATAGCACGTTGTCAAATGACGTTGTTTCGCCATATCCTGTACCATCGTAATCCTCTAGCCATACGCCCTCGCAAGGTACGATATGGGTGAGCCTGTTCGGTAGGCCCGTGGTTGCGTTGATGTAGATGGCTCCGAGTTTTAGGTTTTTAGCTTTTTCGTTCTTCATAATAGTAATAATATAGCACAAAGGCTGGTGATTGTCAAGCGGTTTTTTTAATAAATTGACTCTTTCTCATTAAAGTGTTGCTCTAACAGGTCGTAAGCGTGTTCTCCTGTTCCTCTGTTGTTGGCGTGTTCTAATCGCCTAAACAGCAAGCAAGCCATAGGGTAGGTTAACTCCAGCTTTGCAGCAGCAAGGTTTTGCTCTGATGTGGTAGGTACAACGTTTTGTTCTTTGCCGTTCTTAATCATCATGGGTATAATATAGCACAAAAGGTTCTAATTGTCAAGAGCTTTTTCTTCTTTTTTTGCTTTTCTTACCTTACGCATTAGCTCTTGTTGTATGCCCCAAATCTTTGCTTTTTCTAGGGTAATTTTTCTTTTATATTCGTCCTTCATTCTTGTTATAAGATAGCACAAAAAACGCCATTTGTCAACCCCTAAAATGAGAAAGTTATTCACAGCGGGGCCGGCCCCGCCATGTCAAGGCTTAATCTTTCCAAACCATGCCGTCATATTCGTGATAATCAAAGCGACCATTGCGAAAATGCAAAGGCCCGAATTCAGCTTCTAGGGCTTGCCATATCTCAGCGCGCTGACGCTCCTCTTCCTCGCGCATACCACGCTCATGCTCCATCTGCGCCTCATCATCAGCAGTAATGCACTCGTCGCAAGAGATTCGAATCATGTCCATCAGATCGTCATTCATAATAATAATATAGCTCAAAAAAGGTTAATTGTCAAGGGTAAAGTTATTCACCATAATACCCATAATCCTCATCAGTACCATACCCAGCAGAGGCAAGCGTATCAGCATCAGCCTCTACGTCAGTCATAGTGTCCTCTACATCCTCCTCCCAAGAGGTAGACTTCCACACAAGGTCATCCCTTGAGCTATACAGTTTGAGGTTGCCATAACCGCCGACATACAGGCTATGCGCTTCCTCCATAGCTGTATCCATACCCTCACGAGTGTGGGGATAAGTGCCGATGAGGCTAACGCCGTTCCAGAGGGTGTAGGTTGCTTTCTTTTCGTTCTTCATTATGTTAATACTATACCACAGAAACAGGCATCTGTCAACCCCTAAAGCGTAAAAAGTTATTCACAGAGTTATTCACAGCGGGCCCGGGCCCGCCGGCCCCCCTTTGTCAAGCCCTTTTAGTCTTCGGCTTGCGCTGCGAGGTTGTACGCGTGGATTGTCCCAAGGTAAAGCTCTATGCTCCACGCTTGAAAGTTTGTGCTTTGGTCAACGTCTGCAAACTCTGGGTCATCCCTGAAACTTGCAAAAAGACTTTCGACATCTTCTTTATATGTCTCCATCCACTCAGGGTAGGTTAGGTCATCTCGATACTTTAATAATCTATTTTTCATAATTATCTATCAGGGTTCTTGTCTTCGTGGTACTGCTCTACGATGTCGTCGATGTGCCAGATGTGACCGCCTTCGCATTCGTAAAGGTCTTCGCTTATAGGCTTGAAGCCTTCTTCTTCTATGTAGCGTTCTACGTGGTTGTTTATATATTCATCCATAATTGTAATTCTCCGTTTACCAGCGGTCTGCTGGGGTTACTTCGATAGTCTTCTCTCCAAAGGGATTAGTGGTGACTTCCTTCCATTCGATGATGACACCGAGGCTGTTCTTCTTAGCCCAACGCTCAACCCGCGTGCCGTCTTCATAATCATTATAGGTATAGTGAGGCTTGAGCTTGCGGGAGAGGGAGGGCTTCTTCATTTCGTTATTCATTTCGATTTCTCTTTCGTTTGACTGTTTAAATACTCTCATATCGGAGGCCGTTTGACCAGCTAATTCGTAAAAAAGTTATTCACAATTAAAGCCTGTTGTGTGGTAGCACACTGTTAGCGTCAGGGCCAAGGCTTTGCTCTGTCTTGGCGAACTGTGTACGCTCTTGAATCTCACCCACGAAGGTGACATCTAGGAAAGCGTTTTTACCATCGGACATTTTAACGTCCAATGTGCGACCATCAGCCATAATGCCCTCGACAATACCTGTCTGGCCGAACATCTGGCTTTTCGCGAATGTAACGCGCACTTCATTGTTGAGGAGAAGTTGCGCTTCTTGTTCTAATGTTGTCTCTTTCATAATCTTTTAACTGCGTCTAGTATAGCATACGAGGTGGGACATCCGTAGTCCTACCGATTAATTTCTTTAATCTCTGTCTCTGATGTCAAATCCATCATCATCATTGTAATAACCTTCTACATTCCACATCTTGTCATAATTGACCTTTGGGTATGGCCTTGGGCCTTGTGGTGTGTTGAAGTGTGTGTCCTTG